AACCCTGTTTTAATAAACAATTAATGGACAGAAGTGAAAGTGGAAAAGTAAGAGCAAAAACACCACTTCATGGGTTTCATAAATCAAATCATATAAAATTAAAAAATCAAGGATTAAAACAATATAATCCATTAAAAGTTAATCCTAAAAGTGTTTTAAATTTTCCAAGTGTTAGTAATTCAAAAGGAAAACTACATCCAACACAAAAACCAGTAGCTTTATTAGAATACTTGATCAAAACTTATACTAATGAAAACGATACTGTTTTAGATTTTACAATGGGATCAGGTAGTACAGGGGTTGCAGCTAAAAATTTAAACAGAAAATTTATTGGAATTGAAAAAGATCAAAACTATTTTAATATTGCAAAAAATAGGATTGAGGGGGTTTTAATTTAAAATGCCAAATATTACTATTCCATATAAGCCAAGAGATTTACAAAATTTTTTGCACAAGAAAATTGATAAGCACCGTTTTAACGTACTGGTCCTACACCGTAGAGCTGGGAAAACAGTGATGATGATTAATCATATGTTGAGAAGTGCATTAATGAATCCTTTGCCAAACTCAAGATATGCTTTTATATCTCCTACCTTTAAACAAGGTAAAGCAACAGCATGGGATTATATAAAAACATACGCAGGAAAAATACCTGGTACAAAATTTAACGAAAGCGAATTAAGATGTGATCTTCCCAATGGAAGTAGGATCACAATTTTAGGCGCAGAAAACGACCAAGCGCTCAGGGGTATATTTCTTGATGGATGTGTATTTGATGAAACACAATCTATTAAGCCTACTATATTCCCAGAGATTATTAGACCAGCGTTGGCAGATCGTAAGGGTTGGTGTGTGTTTATTGGAACACCAAAAGGCCGAAACTATTTTTGTGAACTCTATGAAAATGCTTTAGATAACAAAGATTGGTACGCTTGTGTTTTTAAAGCTAGTCAAACAAAGATACTAGACGAAGAAGAATTAAAGGCAGCTCAAGATGTGATGTCTAAAGACTTGTATGAGCAAGAGTTTGAATGTTCCTTTCAAGCTGCGATTACAGGGTCTTATTATGGAGCAATAATAGAAGATTTAAATAAACAAGGTAGGATCACCAATGTTGAATATGATGACAACTTGGATGTAGAAACTTACTGGGATTTAGGAATGAATGATCAAACTTGTATATGGTTTGCTCAAAAGTATAAAGGTGAAACAAGATTAATTGATTACTATGAAAATAGTGGTTATGGCCTTGATCATTATAAAGATATTTTAGATTCAAAAGATTACGATTATTCAAAACATATAGCACCCTTTGACATCAAGGTAAGAGAACTTGGTAACATGGGAAAGTCAAGATTAGAAAGTGCTTTAGAGTTAGGAATAGCTTTTGAGGTAGCACCCAAATTATCTATTGAAGATGGTATTGAGGCAACAAGAAAAGCATTAACTAATTGTTGGTTTGACAAAGAGAAATGCAAATTAGGTGTTGAGTATTTAAAAGCTTATCAAAAAAGATGGGATGATAAAAACCAATGCTTTAGAAATAAACCATTACACAATTTTGCATCACACTGCTCCGACGCATTTAGAACTGGTGTAGTAGGGCAAGGTGTAGAAATGAGCAATTGGAAAAATGAAGTTCCAATCAATACAAATTATATAGTTTAATATGGCAGATAAAGTTACAGATATAGAATTAAGATCGATAATAAACTCAGAGATTAATAACTCAATAGGATTTATGGGAAGCAATTTAACTTCTCAAAGAAAAAAATCCATAGAGTATTACATGGGTGAAAAGTTAGGAACGGAGATTGATGGTAGATCACAAGTAGTCTCCACAGACGTAGCCGACACCGTTGAAACAATCCTACCTAATTTATTAAGAATATTTACAGCGTCCGATCAGGTTGTTAGGTGTGAGCCTACAAAAAGTGAAGATGTTCCAATAGCAGATCAAGCTACTAATTATATAAATTATATTTTTAACAAAGATAATAATGGATTTAGTATTCTTTACACTTGGTTTAAAGATGCGCTATTAGAAAAAAATGGAATTGTAAAAGTTTTTTGGGATGAGTCTAAAAGTGTTGAACAAGAAACTTATGAAAATTTAGACGATCAAGAATATGCTTTATTAATTGACGATGAAAATGTTGAGGTTGTTGAAGAAGAAACTTTTGAAGATACAAAAGCTAAAGAACAACTAGAACAAATGAAACAATTAGCAGAGGCGCAAGGCCAAGAAGTAGGTGATATTCCTACTCCAATGTTGCATAATTGTATTATTAAAAGAACATCAAAAGGTGGAAAAGTTAAAATTGAAAACGTACCACCTGAAGAATTTTTAATTCAAAAAACAGCTAAATCAATTGAAGATGCAAATTTTGTAGCGCATAGAGTTTTAAAAACTAGAAGCGATTTAATTGAAATGGGTTTTGACAAAGAGATTGTAGAAAATCTTCCTACTTCAAATAATATTATTTTAAATGATGAAAGATTAACTAGGTATAGCGATATAGACGAAAGCCCTTTTGAAAATGCGCCAGACAATTCAACTGCCGAAGTTGAAATTTATGAGTGCTACATGAAAGTTGACATGGATGGCGATGGTGTAGCCGAGTTAAGAAAAGTAACCGTAGCTGGAGCTGGGGGTTACACAATCCTTGAGAACATGGCTTGTGATAATATTCCTTTTTGCTCTCTAACGCCAATCCCTATGCCTCATAGATTTTATGGGCGATCCGTTGCTGAATTAGTAGAAGATGTTCAATTAATTAAATCTACGGTTATGAGACAATTGTTAGATAATATGTATCTAACAAATAATAATAGAGTTGCGATAATGGATGGTATGGTCAATTTGGATGACCTACTAACATCAAGACCAGGGGGTGTTGTAAGAACTAAACAACCACCTCAACAAGTTATGATGCCAATGCAATCTCAAACTATTTCTCAACAAGCTTTCCCTTTGCTAGAATACCTAGATACAATTAGAGAAACAAGAACTGGGATAACAAGATATAATCAAGGCCTAGACGCCGATAGCTTAAACAAAACAGCTACAGGGGTTAATGCGATTATGACTCAATCTCAAATGAGAATGGAGTTAATCGCAAGAGTATTTTCAGAGACAGGGATTAAAGATTTATTTAGAAGAATTTTTGAATTAACTTGTAAGTATCAAGACAAAGAAAGAATTGTAGAATTAAACAATCAATTCGTACCTGTAAAACCTACGGAGTGGAGAAATAAATTTAATGTTTCTATATCTGTTGGTTTAGGTAGTGGCTCTAAAGAGCAACAAATCATGATGCTTAACAATATTTTAGAAAGACAATTACAAGCTTTCAATTTACAAGGTGGCCAAGAATATCCAATGGTAAGCCTTAAAAATATTTATAATAGTTTAGCAAAAATTATAGAAAACGCAGGCCTTAAAAATGTGGAAAATTATTTTGTCAACCCAGATCAAGGGAAACAAATGGTACAACCAAAACCACCTCCACCATTAACGCCTATTGAAAAAATTGAGTTCACTAGAATACAAAGTGAAGAAAAACGTAAAATTGCTGAACTAGAATTAGAAAACAAAAAATTAAGAGCTGATACTGCAGAAGCTTTATTAAGTTTTGAAACTAAAGCAAAAGAACTTGAACTTAAATATAATACTCAAGTTGATATTGCTAAAATGAAAGCCGATGCTGATTTAGAAAAATTAATAACTAATAATAGAAATAAAACTTTTTTAGAAGCACAACGAAGTAGCGACACATTACAACAACAAGTAAGTGAACTAAATGAACAAAGACCAAGTGGACAAACTCAATCAGGAGATAAGCCAATCTAATAAAGCTAAACAACTTTTTGAAAATCCTTTGTTAAAAGAAAGTTTTGATAAATTAAAAAAAATTTATAGCGATAGTTTATTTAATACTGGTGCAAAAGAAGAAACAACTAGAGAAAAGCTTTGGTTAGCTTACAATATAGTTGGTAAAGTAGAACAAAATTTATTAGAAATTTTAGATACAGGAAAACTAGCCTCTAAACAATTAGAGGATTATAGACAAAATATCAAAAATAAAAAATTCTAAACAAAAAGTTTAGGATAAGTCAACCTCACAACAGGAACTTAACTTAAAGGAAATACAATATGTCATCAGAAAATTATGCCAATCCTCTCAAGGAAGCTGAAACTGATTTAAAAAAAGCACAAAAAGCAGTGAATGGTTTGTTGAATCCAAAAGAAGAAGAAACTATTGGACAACAAGAGTCACCTAAAGAAGAAATTAAACAAAATTCTCCTGCTCAAACACAAGAGGAATCTCCACAAGAAGATCAACCTCAAGAACAGGAAATAATGGAAGAAGAGTCTAACGATGAATCTTCCCAAGATGTATCTCAAGAAGAAGAACAAATTGATACTCAAGAGAAACAAGAATCCCCATTACACAAAGTTAAAGTGAATGGACAAGAATTCGATGTTACCCTTGATGAGTTGAGAAATGGTTACTCAAGAGATGCTGATTACAGACAAAAGACTGAAGAACTTTCCTTACAAAGAAAGAACTTACAATCCGAGTCTGAAAAGCAAAGACAAGACTATTCTCAAAAGCTAAATGAGTTAAATAATATGATGTCCGTTGCTCAACAACAACTTAATGAAGAAGCTAATCAAGTGGATTTAGAAAAGTTGTATGAAGATGACCCAACAGAAGCTATGAGGATTGAACATAGATTGAAAAGAAAACAAGAGAAACTTAATCAAGCTATGGAAAAATCTCAAGCTGAACAAAAACAACAATTTGAAAGTTTTTTACAAGATCAACAAACTAAATTAATGGCAAAGATGCCAGAGTTTAGTGATCCACAAAAAGCATCACAATTGAAGTCATCTATGAAAACTACTTTAAGCAATTATGGTTTTAACAATCAAGAAATTGCACAAGTATATGATCATAGAATTGTTATGTTGGTGAACGATGCTATGAAATATAGAAATTTACAAAAAGCAAAACCAAATATTGCTAAAAAGATTTCTAAACCTGGTAGAGTTTTTTCTTCAGGAGTTAAACAAAGCACAAACGATATTAATTCTAAAGCTAGAAAAGAAAAGTTGAGTCGTCTAAAAAAATCTGGGAGTGTCAAAGACGCTACTAGCATATTTTTAGATATGATTAACAAACAATAACAACTCAACAACAAAGGTAATAACTATGTCACAAGTAAGTGGAACTTATTCAACTTATGACGCTGTTGGTGAAAGAGAAGATTTATCAGATATAATCTATAATATCTCTCCAACCGACACTCCGTTCATGAGTGGTATAGGAAAAGAAAAAGCGACAGCAGTTTATCATGAATGGCAAACTGACTCTTTAGCAGCAGCTGCATCTGATAACTATCAAATAGAGGGTGATGAAATATCTTTCTCTGCACCTGGTACTACAACTAGAATTGGAAACAGAACTCAGATTTCTAGAAAATCTGTAATCGTTTCTGGTACTTTAGACGCAGTATCAACAGCTGGTAGAAATAATGAATTAGCTTACCAAATCTCTAAAAACTCTAAAGAGTTAAAAAGAGATATGGAAACTTCATTAACTGCAAACCAAGCACCAGTAACTGGTAATGATTCTACACCTAGAAGATTAGCTGGTATTGAATCATGGATCAAAACTAACACATCTAAAGGTGGTGGTAGTGGAGCTGACCCAAGTACATCAGGTACTAATGCTAGAACTGATGGAACTCAGAGAGCTTTCACAGAAGCACAATTAAAAGATGTAATCAAAAAAGTTTGGGACTCTGGTGGAGACCCATCTATGATTATGCTTGGCTCTTTCAATAAACAAAAACTATCAGGCTTTACTGGTGGATCAACTAGATTTGACCCAGCAGAAAATAAAAGATTGGTAGCTGCAGTAGATATTTATGAATCTGATTTTGGTGCAATGACTGTTGTTCCAAATAGATTTAGCAGAAGCAGAAGTGCTTATGTTTTATCTCCTGATATGTGGGCAGTTGCGTTTTTAAGAGACTTCCAATTGGTTGATCTTGCAAAAACAGGAGACGCTGCGAAGAAAGCTATGTTAGCAGAATACACACTTGTTTCTAAAAACGAAGCAGCAAGTGGTGGTGTTTTTGATTTAACAACATCTTAATCTATATAATTATAGGGGGAGCAATCCCCCTATATTCAATTAACATTTTGTTTGGTCTTTGAAGATTTTTAAAGTCGGAACGAAGCAAATAAATAAGGACAAAAAATATGAGAACTCTTAACGATTATTTTATAACAGCAGAGATTGAGGATATTTCTACAGCATCTTCAACTTTTGTTGGAATTCCAGATGGTGGAAGAATAATTAAAATTATAACTGCACTTCAAGGTGCGATGTCTGGTGCTGACGCTGGTATTTCTTTTGAAATAGGTGGAACTGCCGTAACTGGTGGTGGAATTACAGTTGCAAATTCAGGATCAGCAGCTGGTACTGTTGATACAGCAGAGCCTACAGCTTTGAATCAAGTTGAAGAAGATGGAACTATCGAAATGATTACTGATGGTGCATCTACAGGAACTAAAAAACTTTTAGTAACTTTTGTTATTAGAAGATAATTACAAAATTTGAGGGGATCTTGTCTAGCGATACTTCCCCTCAAATGTAAATAAAAAAAGGAAATAAATTATGCCGATGGGAATAGGAACTTACGGATCAAAAAGAGGCCGACCCTCAAAAAAAAATAAAACTAAAAAAACAAAAAAAAAGAAAAAAGGAAAATAAATTATGAGTTTTAATTATGCTTTAAGACCAATAGTCTTACAAAAAATAACAATGGCAGGAAGTGCTGCATCACTTGCATCAGCTGCTTTTGGCGCAGGAACTGAATATGTAAGAGTCGCTGCTTCAACAGATTTTCATATAGTTTTTGGAGCATCACCAACAGCAACTGCTGATCATATTTTTATACCAGCTGATCAGCCAGAGATTTTTAAAGTTTCTCCTGGAGAAAAAGTAGCTGCTTTAGGTGGTAATAGTGAGGTTATTTCTATTGTTGAAATGAGTGCGTAGTGGCCAAACAGAAGTTTGTTCATTTTGTTCCAAGAGATAAACCACCCAAAAGAAAAGGTGTTCATAAAAAATCACAGTCTAAATCAGAAAAAAGACAAAAAAACCAAAACAGATATTTGGGTCAAGGTAGATAATGGGAAAAATTAGTGTAGAAAAAGATGGTTTAATAACAGAGACTTTTCATGATAACGAAGATAAGGGTGTTATCCAAGAA